TTATGAAATACAATACAAACGTTTAAAGAAGTTAACAGAAAAAATTAATAAAGACCAATTAGTAATTGATTAAAGTAAACTCTTTATCTGGTGGTAAAACAAGTTCATACATAGCAGCTAACTATCTTGCTGACTATGATGTATTCGCATTAGTAAGAATTGAACACGAACAATCTAAATTTCCAGACAAGAAGATAAGGCAAGAAGTAGAAGATAGAATACAAGCACCTTTTATTGCTACAGCAGAAGATGATATAATTATTTATACAATGCTTGATCTTGAACAATACATAGGTAGAAACATAACTTGGGTTACAGGTAAAACATTTGATAGGGTTCTTGATAGTGCAGGTACATTACCTGATCCATTAAGAAGGTATTGCACTACACAAATGAAGTTAGAACCAATATTTGAATGGTGGAGAAAACAAATTAATATTCCCTGTGAATTTAGATTAGGATTTAGAGCAAATGAAACACAAAGAGCAAACAGAACTACAGAAAAGACAAATGCAAATGGTTTTTTAGAAATTAAAGCTGTAGTAGGAAAACGAAAAACAAGAAACAAGTGGGCAATGATAGAATGGCAAAAACCTATATATCCATTAATAAAAGATAATATATACAAAGATACAATAGAAAAATTCTGGAAAGATAAGCCTGTAAGATTTGCTTGGATGAATAATTGTGTAGGATGTTTTCATAAAAACCCTTTACTAATTAGAAAGATGTGGGATAAACACGAAAACAAATTAGAATGGTTTGCATCAAAAGAAAGAATTAAACATAAAAAAGATGTATGGTATAAAGAAAAGAATTTATCTTTTAAAGAAATAAAACAATGGAATCTACAAGGAGAATTATTTGAAGATGATTTTAATGAATGTGATTCTGGTTATTGTGGTATTTAATTATAAATAATGATTAAAGTACTTGAACTATTTGCAGGTAGTAGAAGTATAGGCAAGGTAGCTGAAAAATTAAACTATAAAGTGTTTAGTTCTGATATTAATGCTTTTGAAAAAATAGATTATGTTACTGATATTTTAGAGTTTGATAAATCTAAAGTACCATTTGAACCAGATTTAATTTGGGCATCACCTCCTTGTACATATTTTTCAGTTGCTTCTATTGGTGTACATTGGAATAAAGACCATACACCTAAATCAAAAGAAGCTATATTAGGTATGAAAATATTAAATAAAACTTTAGATATATTTAAATCATATCCTAATGCTGTTTTCTTTATGGAAAATCCAAGAGGTAAAATGAGAAGAAAAGTTAAAGGTATTGATAGAACAAGTATTACTTATTGCAGTTATGGTGATAAAAGAATGAAACCAACAGATATCTGGAGTAATAATATTTATGATATATTTAATAAAAAAGGATGGAAGCCAAGACCAATGTGTTATAATGGCAATACTAAATGTCATCACGAAGAAGCACCAAGAGGTAGTCAAACAGGAACACAAGGATTAAAAAATAATTATGAAAGAAGTAAAATACCTGAACAATTATGTTACGATATTTTAACAAGTTTATAGTTTTTTTATTGTACTATTGAATAAACAAGTTATTTCAAGTATGGCACACGGTGGAAAAAGAGATGGAGCAGGTAGACCATCTAAAGCAGATGAGGTTAATTTAATAGAGAAATTAAGTCCATTAGAAGATGCAGCATTCCAAGCATTAAAAGCAGGTGTAGAAAAAGGTGATTTTAAATTTGTACAACTGTACTATAATTATTACGCTGGTAAACCTAGAGAAACAAGAGATATTACTATTAACGAAGATTTACCGATATTTTTAGATTAACGATAACCAAAACGTTATTCTAAATCATTAATGCAAGTACAAACAACACAAGCACTAAATAAGCTACGTAAACTTGATAAGAGGGTACGTATTGTAAGAGGTGGTACATCAGCAGGTAAAACTATTTGTATCCTGCTTATACTTATAGATTACGCTATTAAAAACGAAGGTAAAGAAATAAGCGTAGTATCTGAATCAATACCACACTTACGTAGAGGTGCATTTAAAGACTTCTGTCAGCTTTTAAAAGGTTTAAATAGGTATAAGGATATACAACTAAATAAAAGCACCTTAAAATACACATTTACAAATGGTAGTTATATAGAGTTTTTTAGTACAGACCAACCAGATAAGTTGCGTGGTGCAAGAAGAACTGATTTATATATTAACGAGTGTAACAATGTACCCTTTGATGCCTACAACCAATTAGCAGTTAGAACATCTGGAAACGTTTGGTTAGATTACAACCCATCTAATATCTTTTGGGTAGATAAAGAATTAGTAGGTAAAGAAGATGTTGACTATATAACACTAACTTATAAGGATAACGAGGTACTACCTGTAAGCATTGTAAAAGAAATAGAGAAAGCAAGAGATAAAGGCAAAACCTCAACGTATTGGGCAAATTGGTGGAGGGTATACGGACTTGGTGAAACAGGTTCTTTAGAAGGTGTATGCATACCTGATTGGAAAGAAATAGATAACATACCACAAGAAGCACGTTTATTAGCTTACGGAATGGACTTTGGTTATAGTGTTGATCCTACAACATTAATAGCTTTGTATAAATGGAACGATGCCTATATATACGATGAGGTACTTTATAAGAAAGGAATGTTAAATAGAGATATAAGCAGGTTCTTATCACAACTTGATATTAAAGAAAACATTGTAGCAGATTCAGCAGAACCCAAAAGCATAGCAGAACTGCAAGGGTATGGACATTCTGTATATGGTGTAAGTAAAGGTAGAGATTCAGTAGTATATGGATTAAACCTAATAAACCAGAACGAAATATACATAACATCTAAAAGTAAAAACCTTAAACGTGAATTAGCAGGATATGTATGGGCAAAAGATAAAGATGGTAACCAGCTACAAAAACCAAGTGGTGAACATCCTGATTGTATTGATGCAGCACGGTACGTTTTAACAGACCAATTAGAAAACCCTAACAAGGGTGAATACTACATATATTAAAATAAATTGTGTATTATTTGTTAATTAAATAAATAGTTGTATATTTACAAAGTAATTAAATGATAAGGGTAAGACATTAAGCACCGAACCTGATAATTACAAAAGCTGAAAAATGACTACAGCTACTCAATGACAAATCAAAAGGTCTTTAATTTAAATAAATCAAAATGAAAAAGTACAAAGACAGGTCAACATCTACAAGATTATTATCAAACGTTGAAAGAACATCTTACAAATTAATTATAAAGTTTGGAGATAATATTAGAGAAAAAATATTTGAAGGAAAAGATGCTTATAAAAGAGCGATATTATTCCAAGATGGCGTTACAGAAATGATGCAATCAATTAGATAAAAACACAAGGGGGGCAACCCCCTTTTTTATTAACCAATAATTAAATTATGGAAAACAAAGTAGAGTATATAATGGTAAAAGAATTAACTAAAAAACAAAACAGAAAGAACATTATAAAATTTTTAGGGGGTGGTATGTTGTTTGCAATGTTAGCAATGGCATCAATGTATTTCTTTTTATTCTTTATATTGTGGGCAAATGATATAACAGAAAAAATTGCAGGATATTTTTAAAATTATGGAAGCGTGTTGGTACGAAAAGATATACATAGTACAAAGACCATCTAAACGTGGTGGTAGGGCATCAGATGTTTATTTAGATATAGACTATAAAGGGCAAATACTAAAAGGTAAAAAGCTGTACAAACAAAACAGCATACATTTAGAAAATACAATAGAAGAAGCATATAGATATTCATATAAAAGGTTTATATTAGGTCAGTAGATTTTTTTCATTGGTTTGATTGGAATTAGGTAGCAGAGATGTTACCTTTTTCTTTTTATACAAAACACTTAATAATTTATTGTATTAATATGAAAGTTGAAATAAACGTACCTGAATCACTTAAAGAAATAACTTTAGATCAATACCAAAGATTTGAAAAGTTAAATACAGAAGAAAATAAAGAATCTACATTCTTACT